TCTATAGTTTCTTCACTAAGCTGTCCATCATTTGCATAGTATTCTTCTGACGCTTCGTTGATCAGACTGACCGCAGGAGCATCATCAGATACCTCTTCATCAGTTTCTTCTTCCTCTTCATATCCTTCGTCACTTTCTTCGTAGTCGGTTTCTTCTTCTTGTCCAAGTTTCTTTTGTAATGATAAGTAAGCTGCTTCTAATTGTTCAGCGTTTTCATATTTACCAGCTAGTAGTCCTTCATGTTCTGCTTCTAACTGTTCTCCTACTTGTAGAGAATCCTGTTCCTCTTCGGAAAGGACTTCTGTTTCAGGAGTATTATCATACGAATAAGTTTCACTCATTATTCAGGTTGTTCTTGTGGTGGTTGCATTCCTTGCATGTTCTGAGAGTCAGCTAATTTAGAATTTGCAAACTGACCAGCCTGCTCAAGTAGAGTCTGGTTCTGTTGGTTCTGCATCATTTCATCTTTCGCATCTGCAAGTTGTTGTTCAGTCTTAACAAGATTCAGTACATCAATACCTTGTGCAGCAGCTAGACGTTTGATTGCTTCCAGAGGGTTAATGAATTTCATTAATGATTCTGGTCCTAGTGTCTGTGCAATAGTTTGCACGAACATAGTTAAAGCTTCTCTGTCTTGACCACGACCTAGTGCATTAACACCAGCTACAATTGCTGGTCTTACAACATCTTTAGGTAACTTAGGTAGTTCGTTACTTCTCTGTAAAACTAAAAGTGTTCTATCTAAATAGGGTATGAGGAAAGATACAGTTAATAAGCTGAAGATTCCACCGAGCTGTTGCTCTAGTTCTAACTGAGTTAGTCTGACTTCTTCTGCTGTTACTCTCTCTGCATTCCTTACGTTCATCACGAGGAAAGCTTCAAGCAATCTTCTCTCAATTGTTTGTGCCATCTGTGCAGCAGTAGAGAAGTCAGCAGTCTTACCTACTTGTACAACTTGTACGTCTTCTGCTCTACCCTGAACTATGGCTCCGTTACCAGCCTTTGCGATAGTAGCTGGCTTTGTTGTTGAGGATGGGCTGACCAGAAAGATAACTTTACTAGCTGCCGCAGCTCCTTCAACAAGGGCTTGTGATAATCCTTCGAGAGATTTGAGATCACCAAGGAACTCTTCTACTCTGCCACGACCATACTGTTCTCCGTCTACTGAATTGAAAGTCAGGACTAACCATGGACTTGCATTCTTAGGAGCTGTACTACGTGACCCGGGAATTATCTTATCTAATACTTCTTGGTACCATACCCATCTGCCGTTCTCTAGTTTCACGCACGTGTAAACTTCGACATCATCAGTATGACTACCTTTAGTTTCGTCGATACCTGTATTAGTGTCAGGCTTTGGGATTTCAAACCCAAGTACATCTCGACTTATCAATTCCTTTGTAACTATTTCTAGGACGTTACCATTTCCATCTCTGTTAACGACATACCTATTAAGCGGATAGTTCTTAATACCATCTTTACCCATAAACAAGAGTGCATTACCACCAACAATTAAATGTTTAAGTGCTTGGTGTATGACAACTCTGTCATTTGATGCAGCGATATAGTCCATGACCATTCGTTCCATCTTTGATAAAGAAAGATCAAGTTCTGATCTTGCTTCAGGAGGTAACTCTTCACCTAACTTGTCCTCTCTTACCTGAAACTTAAAGAAGGAACCTTGTGGTGGTAGTACTGCGAGCATTAATTTTGCTGCAAGCCCTACCACACACTTCGATCCAACTGATTGCCACGGAATATTGAGAGTCTCGTGTGTAGGTCTTGAAGATGTATCGTCTTGAATTAAATAAGGTAACGTGAGTTTTGAACTGTCTTCGATCTGTTACCAGTTGGTTGTATCTCTCACGGGCTAACATTAGTTAAGTCCCCCAGATGTCTGGTCTGTACCTGTATTTACTTTAGGATTTAATTTAATCCTTAATGATCCTGTACCTTGTGAGTACTGGTTTTTGTTTTTATTACCACGGTCATCCTTTGCTCTTCTTACCTGTGGGTTTACATCCTTAACTATTGGGTCAGGTGCTGGCGCAGTAGGTGTTGGAGGTAAAGGAGGTGGCGGAGCAGGAGGTAATACTGGTGGTGCAGGGGGTTGGTTCCCTCCGAATATACACATTAGATTTCGTCCTCTTCTATTGATTTTATGTACTCAATCACGCTGGCTTGTCCAGCTCTATACATGATTGATTGGATATCTTCTTTTGGGTGGACTGGCTCCCACCCGAAGTTATCGTCTAACTTCTTTATTAACTCTTCAAGTCTGTCGTTGTGAAGCTTAAGAGTATTGAGGGAGATTGACATTTGAGTGTTCAAAAAATGCAGGCATTCTAGCTGCCTTGGTCTGAGAAAATTCTGGTGCTTTGCCTTCGTACATAAGTCTGTCGCTGGCATCTAACCAAAATTTTTTGTCTAAATATCTATCGTCATTTCTTTTCAAAGGTTCCATTACCCAGTTGATAGTTGCCTTCCTCAGAAGGTCAAGTGATCTACTTGGTTTTAGTCCTAGCTCTGCACATACCAATGAGTTAGCTGCCACATGGACTTGCTCATCTCTTGATATGTCAGCACTTACAGTTCTTAAACCAGCATCACCACAGAATCTAAAGAAGGGTAATAGTACAAAGAAGATTGCTCTCTCTGCTACTAACGCCTTACAAATTGTGTGGTCAGGATGCTCTTCCCAAGCTGCACGTAAGCGTAATGCTTCGGCTTCGGCTTTTTCATCTACGCCTAGTGCGTTCGTGATGTATCCAAGAGCAAGATCATGTTTGATTTCGTCTTGAACGTTTGACTCTAGAAGTGCTCTCGCAGAGTCGGGAACTTTTTTATCAAGTGCGTCTGTAATAAACTCGCCAACTGGTAACTCCATATGGCGTATTGCAAGGGCACGGTAGATGGTTTCTTCTGCACCTTCTTTTAGTTTTCCTTTAGATGTTTGTACTGGTGTCCAAGTTCTTTTTCTGGACAATAATTTTAAGTAGGGGTTCATTGCTCACAATCGCATTCAAGTTTCATAGCTGGATCAGGAACAAAGTCCGGATCAGGTTCCTTACTAAACAAATCTCCCAAGTAATTTTCTACCTCTAGATCTCCTAACGCTGCGTAAGCATCAGTCTTATCTTGTGTGTCTCCCATTACTTGTAGTGAATAGTAAAGAGAAGTTTGTGGACTTTCTAGCCACTCTTCTACAAAAGCCTCATCGTATGTCACCATGTCACTCCAAGAGTTGAAGCTATAGCCATGAAGCAATCCTGTTCTATCAAGCATGATCATTATTTGATCTGCTACTTTCTTATAACTCTCCCATCCAACTTCAGATGCGATCTCAACGTCACCATAAGATACTTGTTCTACACCAAAAGTACCTGAATCTCTATCAACTAATCTGCTGATAGGAGGTGCTATTTCTGGTGTACATGTATTACCTTCTAGGTCTCTACTTCTGTAAGAACAACTAGCTGTAGGAGCTATGGCGAATGCCCTTTCCATTGTGTTCTCACGTGCTATGTTAGCTGCTTCTTGTATGCCCAGAAAAAGTTCGCGAGCAGCTAATCCTGCGTAACCTTCGTAGCTCTCAGCATTATTAGTTGCTTCAAGAGCTTCGCCAAACTGGGCATAAGTTATCTTGTTGTGGGCTAGGAAGTTAGCTAAGCCAAGCATTCCTAATCCAACTTGTCTGTCTACCTCTGGTGCTAAATATTCACCAGTTGATCCAACACCTGTTTTACCATGGAGGCTGCACAATTCTTGCATGCCTTCACGGAAAGCTCCCCGGAGTTGACCGATAAGGCAGGCACCGAGATTGATATGCTGTAGGAGGCAGGTTCCACGTGAGGGCAGATATACTTCCAAGCAGACGTTGCTTCTGATTCGTTTGTTTTGTTTGTCATGTTTTATTTTTGATAACCAAATGTCTCCTCTTGCAATGCCTCTAAGTATTGCTTCCTTTGTTGTAGTGTCTGAACTACGCCACCCGTCTGGGGTGAGGTCCACACATCGCTTAATCCATGGGAGTTCTTCTCTGGAGACTTGCACGAAGTCAAGAATATCGGCGTGATCAATGTCGCAATGAGCAACAACCGCGCCGTTACGGTAGCTCCCCCCTCTTCTAAGAATTTCATTTAATGTACTGTAGATTTTTAAGAATGAGACCGGTCCCGATGCAACGAGAGTATCAGGTCCCTTATTTGTTTTTGTTCCTGCTGGTCTAAGGTCCGACACGTGGACCGCAACTCCTGCTCCATGTCGTAAAGCATGCGACACAAATCTCCAGCTTGCTTCGATTCCATCACTTCCTTCCATTGAATCTTCGACGTTGAAGATTGTGCATGATACGGGCAGACGATCTGTTGGATTATCAATCCATGATTGGACTCGACCAGTCCTTGCAATTTTGTTAGCCATTTATATGAGTGAATTTAAATTAGGTTTTGTATAGTTAGGTCCTTTTAATATCTTTCCGTCTTCTCTGTATATTGGTTGACCATTCTCATCTAACTTAGAAAGATTGCTTTTATGTATTAGCTCTAATGCCCTATCAAGATCCCAACCCATGTTGGCAGCGTATTGATAACAGACATACACAAGGTCGGCTAACTCTTTAAGACATTCTTCCTTGAATCTGTCTGACTCTCTAAACAACATGCCTTCAGCTTCAATAAACTCATTGAACTCTTCTTTTATTAAGTCACATTGATACTTTCTTACTGGTTTACTTTCAGAACTTTCTATCTTGTATAGTTTTCTGAACTCTTTAGCTTGTTCTTGATTCGATTTCATTGAGTAAATAATGGGCAGCTTTTTTTAAATCTTTTAAGTCGTCGTCTTTATATCCAGCTCGACATATATATTTGATTACGTTTCCAAGGTGATAGTTCAGGTTTTGATCTCTAATGAAATCCCATACTTCTATGTTCCCTCTCTGGTAGTAATCAGGACCTTCGTTTTTTTGCTTCATCTAAGAGTGGTTTAATTAAGTTGTTTAATTTGTAAACTTGTTCTTGCAATTTCATATACAGCTCCATCATGGTCTCTCTATCAATTTGATATAGAGCTAACTGGATCTCTCTCATCTCTAAGTCCTGATGGAGAGTTAACTTTGTAGTCTTGAATGGGTCTCCAGAGGATTGGTTCTTTTTTCTCATGGTCGTAGTCGTCAGTAGTTAGTATTCGTGCGAGTCTTGCATTAGTTAATGCGTCTTCTTCAGTCATATCCTTTTCAGCAAAGGTCTCAACGACTGCTTTCCATGTGTATCCTTTCTCTTCAAAGATTTTCTGTGCTTTCTTTACTCCAATCCCGGGTACTCCTGAGTAACCATCAGTATTGTCGCCAGCCATAGCTTGAATCAAGTGCCACCTTGCTCCCTCATCTGGAGAGATAGTGACCGTTTCTTTAAAGTCATATAGTTTCCCGGGAATCTGTCTCATGTCTTTATCAGGAGAAACAATAATATTTCCGGGGTATTTTGTAGCGTAGATTCCTAGTGCATCATCTGCTTCAAGTGTATCCTTGAGGATAACTTTGTATTCTTTACGCAGCTCCTGTATCACTCTTTTGAATCCACAGGGCTTTTTTCGTTGTCGATGACCCTTATAATCAGGCAGAATTTTTTTCCTAAAATTATTAGGACTTGTAAAAAACAAGATCATCTCATCATCGAACGATCCTAGTTCAGTCTGGACTCTTGCTAAATCTCTTTTTACGCATTTCATTGCGTCAGAGAAATTAGAAGTAACAACTATAACGTCATCTCCGAAGTCCATTTCGGTTTCTGCACTAGCACAGCATTTATATACTATGTAGTCGCAATCAATTAATAATTTCATATTTAATGCACGTCATGCCATGTAAAACCTTGCTTTGCTTCGGCTGCTATGGGACAACGTAGTTTGTAGTATTCTCCAGCAAATCTCGCTGATTCTTCTAAAATTTCCATTAGAATCATTGCTTCTTTTGCAGTTGTTTCGTATTGCAGCTCATCATGTACGAACGCTAGTTGATGTGTGTGAGGATTGACTATATGCTCATTAGCTATAACCATCCATCGTTTAGCTATGACGCCAGCACTACATTGAAGTAAATAGTTAAGTGCTTTATGTGGGCTGTCAACTACAACTCTTCGTCCGTCTATTGCTAA